GTGTTGTTACTGTAATATTTATAGATCCGGCCTAAATAGTACTTGCTCCGATTGCCCTTTATTCCCAAAACTTTGCAATCTAAAGAAAGGAACCCCCTCTACCTATACTCATATATGGGAGCTAATGGAAGCCTTACGGGAAGAATGTTCTAAGCTCAGAGACGGAATCCTACAAGACATCGAGCAGACAAAGAAAACTTCGGAAGAAGAGAAGCCCAGGGATAGCTTAAAGCTGGGAGTAGAAAACCTTATGAAAGAGTTAGAAGAGGCGTTTCCGGAAATTGGATTCGACGTGCAATCAAAAGAACATGATTCGGGCTGGGGTAAGGCTATAAAAATAGTGTGGATTGATGGACCCAGCGATAAAAAGGTGCAGCAGATAACTGATAAATACGAACCCAGAAACAACCCGGGAAACATCCTCCCATTAGGAGGCGCAGACCTCATTATACGCTACCGGATCATCCGATATGAAACCGAAAGCAGAGCAGGGCAAATTCTTTGTAGTTCTTCATTCGCGACAAACTATAGGGGGAACGAAGATAAACCCGTACATTGTGGAGAATATAGCATAACTATTGATGACTATGTCAAAAAGAACCTCCGAGACATTTCATTTGATTCAAAAGGTAATATTGTGTTGTGGAGATAGACCAAGATCCTAATTATCTTACGCGATAACTTTATAGAAGGGAGAAACCATGGAAAAAGACTACATCTTGAGAGAGAAAGGCTACCGTGAATTGAGCAGCACTTATTGCATTGATTGTCCTTTGAACGGGAATGGTTGTGGCCCAGGTGGGAGCGTGGCACCTGAACTCTATGTCGAAATTAAAGCACCGGAGCGGGCTGTAGTGTGTTTAAATCGAGCTATCAAAGCAAGAAAACGAATCTAAATAAAAAAGGGAGATTAAACTATGAACATCTGCATTGCACCAGAAGTGCTTGAGCGCGCACTACAGATAATCCAAGACTGCGTCAAAGAAGATGAGGCCATTGGAAGCTTTGCTGCTCGCGTATCGATTGCAACCAATACTGATTCTGTAACCATCCATGCCGCCAATAGAACCATAAATATTCGGGTAGAGTGTTTTGCCAGTGTAGAAGAGCTTGGTTTTTGTACTGTGGATAGAGAGCCGTTGCAGGCATTAACCCATCATGCCCGGGGAGAAGATCCAATTAGTATTTTCACAGATAAATACTCCGACGTTGTCTTCCACCACGAAACTTTCAATGCAACATTGTATAATTATTCAGCCGCGTAATAACCTTATGAAAAAAGGGGATAAAATATACGATGAATACTTATTTAGTGCCCGACACCAACGAGTTTTGGCTAGAAACCATCAAAGAAGAATTGAATGCAAGATTCCCTGGAGTTGAATTCACGCTATACGATAGGCAGCCTATTGATCGAATGGGCTGGGACGTGATTATAAAATGGAGGGAAGGCCCAGCCGAACAAGCAGTCAAAGAGATAGCCGAAAAGCATACATTTAAGGGTGGCAATGATAGGTCCAGAAGTCCTCATCGTGTTGTTTTGGAAAAAGCACTTTAAAATAAGGAGAGAAAATGGAACAAGATATTAAAAAATGTGCCTGTGGAGAAGTAGCAAATGGAAAATATTATTATCCATATTTAGGAGGCTTATGGAAATATCAATGCGCAAAGTGCGCTGCTGGGTTTCAGGTATTTGAACCACTATCGGAGTTTAAAGGAGCATCAGATGAAAGAAAAGAATTTTCAGAGTGAGTTCAAGAAAAACAACAAGATACATGGCGTGTTTGAACTGAAGCTTTGCAAGGGTGTTTCTCTGCCGTTTTCTAGGGTGGAATCGCACCAGGAGGAAGCTCTGCTGGCCGCAACTACCAGGGAGGGCTTTTATTACAAGATCCCCGATCAACCCGTTTCTGAACTGGAAGAAGGCGCCCCGAAGGGTAAGGAAATACAATTCACTCAAATACGATTCACTCTGCCGAAACCGTTCGACTGTTTTCTGGTTAAGAATACCCCCGCATACGTTGTTATAATGTTTTATGTCCCCCGAAAGAAAAAAACAGTTTACTATGTTCGCATAGAGGATTTTCTTGAAATGAAAGATTTGGCGAAACGAAAATCCATGACTGAGAAAATGTTGGAAATATACGCGTCAGAGATTGAAAATTATTTGAAACATTAACCCCGGAGGCGAACCATGAATGAATTTTGGTGTGGATTACTTGTACATTTAACGATTGGCCTTGCCGGTCTATTCGTTGCCGTTATGATTGCCAGGTTTTTTGATAACTGAGGACTAAAAAAGAGAGGGGAAACATGAACAAAGAAGAGATCATTGCAAAGAAAAATAAGTCAGAGGAAAAGTGGGATAACATGACAAGCTCTATACTCGACTTACTAACAAGAGCAGGCAAAACCTGTGACTACTGTAACCTACACAAGAGGATATACGGTCGTTTGGAGGCATGTAATCATTGCCCTCTCCAGAGGGAAATATGCACTTCTTTTGACTCTGTTTACTATCAAATGTTAAGTGCATTAAAAACAGCCCATAAAAATGCTAAGGCCCTGCACGATGGGATAGCAAAAGATATTGAGCAAACAAAGGAGGAGCGATGATAACACGCACAAAGCTGGGAATAATTTTAGGGGTGAGTGTTTTGGTCTGGTTAGTAATTATTGCCGCTGGCACGTCTTTTTTAAAATGGTTGTTTCCTTATTAAAAGGAGGGTAAGAAAATGATAAATGTGATCAGGCAATCGTCGTTAAGTAGGTGGCTAAAATGCGGCCAGCAGTTCTACTACATTGAAATTGAAGGGCTGCGAATGCCACCAGGGGTAGCCGCCAGAAGGGGGAGTGCCGGACATAAAGCCTGCGAAATTAATCACAAACAGAAGATCAAAACGCAGGTTGACTTGCCTTTGAGCGACCTGCAAGATGCCGGACGTGATGAGTTCGTGCGACTGGTAAAAGATGAAGGAGTCTTTATCCCGAAAGACAAAGTGTCCGGCAAAAAGACTTTGTTGAACGACACATTAAACGACACCCTCGGCGCCATTGCCGTTTATCGTGATAAATTCGCGCCTACTATCAATCCTGTTATGGTTGAGAAAACCATTGCCGGAGATGTCGGGTTTAAATATCCCATCAGTGGCACTCTTGACATAACAAGCAAAATAGAGAAAGAGAATGAGGAAGAGATCATAGACTTTAAAATTATGAAAAGGAAGTCTCAGTTTTGGGCGGATCGTCAGATACAAGCGACAATGTATTGTCTGCTTTATCATTTAGAAACCGGGCACTGGCCTGAACAATTCAAATATAATATTGTCGTTCCTAATAAGACCCCTGTATCTCAGACGATTATAACTACAAGACTACAACCAGATCTTAACACCCTTCACCACTATGTTGAACAATTTTTGAAGGATTTATCAGAAGAATCATTTAGGCCGGCAGACCCTGATCACTGGATATGCACGCCGGAATACTGTGGCTTTTGGCCCATTTGCAAGTTTGCAAATAAGGGATAAATATAGACTATTGATAATGTTTTAAAACTATTAAAGGAGGATACATCATGAAAAAGGACGACGCACTACAGAATTTTGATGAAGCGAAAGTACTCACTTCCCCGGAACAAGGGCTTAAAGAGATTAAAAAAGGCAATGCTATGATGAAAAGTGAGGTCTTATATCATACGGCTGTTGCTGTGCAAAGGCCGAGAGACCTGGACGCCGTTGTAGCTGCCGTAGAGAGGGAAGCAGAGTATGCGGGCGACGACTTTTACTACAGATGGCCGGTAAAAACTAAAACCGGAACAAAGATTGTGGAAGGTGGGACTATCGGATGTGCCCTTGCAATCGCGCGAGAATGGACTAATTGTGCAATGCCGGTTGAGATAGAAGAGCGGGGTAACACCTGGATTTTTCGGACTTACTTTGTCGACCTGGAAAGAGGGTTCACTGTAACAAGGGCATTTAGACAAACTATTCCTGCTGCCCCCCCGGGCAAATACGGCAAAGATCGCTGGGAGGACATGGCATTTCAAAAAGCTCAATCGCAAGCAATAAGGAATGTCATTTTTGCAGGCGTGCCGCGCTGGTTAAGACAAAGAGCAATGGACAGAGCAAAAGAAGCTGCCCTGAAAAACATAACAAAAGTGGGTATCGATGCTGCCAGAAAAAATGTAGTCTCTTATTTCAAGGGGTATGATGTCTCAGAAGCGCAGATTAAGACCCTAATCGGAAAACCTCTCAATGAATTCACGGCGGATGATGTGCAGACACTAAGAAACTTGGGGCAGCAGATCAAAAGCGGAGATACATCGGTAGACGATATTTTCTCTAGCAAACCCGAACCCGTTACACCCATGAAAGAAACCCCGGCACTTCCACCGGAGGCCAAACAGAAAGAGAAAGAAACTGCCGCTCTCCCTGCCAAAAAAGACAAACCAAAAGAAAGAGAACAAAAGAAAGAAGAAGTAGGCACCGCCCTATCAGACAACTTGATTAAATGCCCGGATGGGGGAGAAATGACGGAAAAGTATTGCAACGGAATATGCAGAAAAAGAAAAGGCTGCGCGTCGTGGGATGAGGTCGATTCCAAAAACAAGTCTTTACTGGAAGATTAAACAACTCAATTAAACAAGGAGACAAAAAATGACCACAAAAAAAGAAAAACCTTTAATAATCCTGGAACTTGAAGTTCAGAACATAAAGCGGCTTATCTCAGTTCGTATCGTTCCCACTGATAACATCGTAGAAATATCAGGACTGAACGAAGCCGGAAAGACAACGGCCCTCGATTGTATTCAACGTGCGATTGAAGGGAAGAGAGCGTTTTCGGGCAAGAAGATGCTCAGGAACGGTCAAGACCGGGGCAAGATAAAGCTCACGCTAGGAGAGGGGAAGGAACAGCCCCTCTATACGGTGGAGTGGGCGTTCACGGCCAAAGGGGAGTATCTTAAACTAACCGCCGCAGACGGATCACCTATCAAGAAAGGTCGGGAATTACTTGACACTTTTTATGCCGACAATGCTCTGGAAGTGGGAAGCTTTGTCGCAGCACCACCATTGAAACAACTAGAAATGTTGTTGAAGGTTGTCAAAATTCCTTTCAACTTGGAGGAATTTTCCAAGCTCATCGGGGTTGAAGTTGAAACAACAGGAACCCCTCTTGAAATTATCACCAGCGCATACGACACCCTCTCTAAAGGAAGGGAAGAACAGGGAAGGTTCCGAGCAAGCGCAAGAGCTTCTTTTGATGCCTTCAATATCCCAGAAGGACAAGAAGATACCAAGCCGGTTGACGTTCAAGAACTTATCGCGGAAAAGGAACGGCTGCAGGAGATTGTTAAAAGCAATCAAGAAAAAAGAACCGAGCGAGCCAATCTTGAATGGGAGAAAATTGAACACATGAAAGAGTTTACGGAAATGCAGACGGAATTAAAGACAGTACAGAACAAGGTCAATGCGAAAAGACAGAGTATCGAGCTACTAGAGGGAGAGATTGACCAGGCAACCCAGGAAGTTAAATCACTCACAGAGCCAGATTTCTCCGAAGTTGACAAAACCATAGCAAACGCCAATCAAATTAATGCTATCGCTTCTCAGGTACAGCAAAAACTTGAAGTGTCAGAGATAGTTGCTAAGACCGAAAAAGAATATGACAAGCTCACAGCGGTTCTGAAAGACATCAAGGATTACCGGCTTGAGATTCTTTCCAAGGCAGAGTTTCCACTAAAAGGCATGAGCATATCAGAAGAGGGATTCCCGACGTTCAACGACGTTCAAATCTCTCCCAAGACGATTTCAACAGCCAGGGGAATTAAGATAGAGACAGCTATTGCACAAAAGCAAAACCCCCGGCTGCGTTCTATCTTGATAAGACAGGGAAACGACTTGGATCAGAAAAATAGAAAGGTGCTGGAGCATTTTGCACAGCAGAAAGGCTATCAAATTTGGATCGAGAAAATCAGGCAGGAACCTTCTGAAAATAGCTTTTTCATAGAAAACGGGGAACTGGCAAAATGAAACAGAATAACGAAATGAGAACGGTAGAACAGATCAAAGAATCAAATTTGCAATGGTTGCTCAAACATGTGGAAGGATTAACGGAAGAGATTGCACGGCTTTCACAGCAGAACGAACAACAGAAAGAATCTATTGCAACATTAACCCAGGAAAACAGACGAATCAAGGGCATGTTATACGATGCCCGCAAGAGAAATATGCATCTTAAAAAGAAAGGATTAAAAACATGCCAAGCTCAATCATCAAAAGACTATTAGAAGATCTAGGCATCCTGCTTTTATTCTCTGCCCTGGCAATTCTTGTAGGGTGGGGCTTAACTTTTATAATTCCACGAGCTTAATCAAAGGAGATTTAAATGGCTGTAACAATTAAAAAAATAGATGACGTGTTGGTTGAGGCACATCGTTTTGTCAAAGCTGCAAAAAAAGCAAGAGTGAAGCTAGGGGAGGATTACGTTATGTTTGGTTGCACGGAAAATCAGGCAGGCCATTGCATTGTTGGTGGGTGCAAGGAAACCGCCGCCGTCAACAGGGCAAGCATGGATCTTTCCAGGGCATTAGTAGCTATGCGGAATGCCAAACAAAACTAAGGAGGGCTAAAAAATGATAGATCAATTAGAAGTTATGTTTTCTACCATGTGTAACGAATGCAAGCAGCCCTGTGGTGATCATACTATCCTTTGCTCCAGGTGCAGTTGCCTTCTTTGTGAAACGTGCCAGATTGATCTGGATATAGAAGATTATATCTGCGATGAGTGCGCTAAGGATTTATATCTTATTTAATAAAAGGAGGCTTGATTATGGGAGCAAATAAATGGGCAAGATGTCCAAAATGTTTAAAAAATGAAGCAGAAAAACGATATAAAGCCTTGGATGAAATAACAAAAAAATATGGAAAAATTGAAAATAACGAATATATGCAATTAGGGAAAGCAGCTATTGACAAGTTTCCTTCTAACAGGGAAGAGTTACAAGAATATCATCAAGCAACAATTAGTTCGTCGGGGGAATTGCACCTTCTATATAGCTGTGCCTGCAAAGACTGCGGATTTAAATATAAATTTACTGTTACAACACAAATACCCTGGGGGGATGAAAAATGAAACATTTGCACGTTACACTGGAGAACAAGTTGTACGACAGACTACGGAAACGCGTTTATCATCACGGCCATTTAACTCATATCGTTCGAGAAGCTATCGAATTATATCTAAGCGCCAAAGAAGAAGCTCCGGCAGAGATAAAAAACGACAGTCAATCGGGGGAGGAATTTAATGTCTTGGCTTGAGGATTATCTACATTATACACAATGGAGTGAATCGCCCAAAATGTTTCATTTATGGACTGGTGTTTCAGTGCTAGCATCAGTCTTAGGAAGAAAGGTTTGGTGGGATCTTGGATATACTCCTATCTTTCCAAACCTTTATGTAGTGCTTGTAGCTCGTAGTGCCGGCCTCAGGAAAACCGCTGCGGTTGAGATAGGAGTAAAACTTCTTTATAATTTCCCTCAAGATGTTGAAATTATAGCAGACAAACTCACGCCGGAATATTTATTAACAAGGCTTGGGGAATTGAATAAGGAGGGGAAGGACGCAACAGCTCTTTTATATGCTGAGGAATTGCAAGTATTTATGGGAACGGATGCACTAGGTACAGGGTTGATTGCAATCCTAACAAAGCTTTATAATAATCCTAGTATTTTTCCTTATAAGACGAAAGGAGCAGGTAAATATGAAATTACAAATTGCTGCTCAAATCTTTTGGCTTGTTCTGCCCCGCAATTTCTTAGACTATGTTTGCCGGTAGAAGCACTCGGCGGGGGACTTGCAGGCAGGATTGTTTTTCCTACTGCGATCGTTAAGGAGCGGTCAATCTCAAGACCTAAACGCATAATGCCGTCAGAATCAGAGATGCAAAACCTACAGCTTAATTTAGTTAATCAACTAATAGAGATCGGAAAAATAACAGGAGAATACAAAGAAACAGAAGAAGCGGGGGAATGGTACGACACCTGGTATCATAGCAGGGAAGATGACTTTCCGGAAGATGCCAGGACGGTTTCATATTATGAACGAAAACATATCACGCTCATAAAAGTAGCTATGATTATAGCAATATCTCAAAAACGAGATCACATTATTGAGAAAGAAGATTTTATTGAAGCGTTAGATATGCTGAAGTTAGTCGAGGACGATATGATATATGCCTACGGAGGAATCACCTTTAGTAATACAATTAAAGATTTTGACCGAGTGCTTGAGCAGATTAAAAAAGCCGGAGACATAAGCCACTCGGACTTGTTACGCAAGAATTGGTCGCATCTTAACAAAGACGAAATGAACGTCGTTATAGGAACCCTAAAAGAAACCCGGCAGATACGAGAAGAAACAAGGGGGCGCGGAAAATGGTATGTGTTTTTAAAAAACAACGAGGGAGGGTAGAGCATGATTAAACCAGGAGTGAACGACACCAGAGAGTTCTTGGAAACGCTGCTCGATGCCTTTATTGATACCTGGAAGATGGAGATACGTGAAGCATTAGACAAGCTTGATTTCAAGGCTGTCTCCGAAATAATCCTATCTCATAAAGAAACGATTGGTAAACTTGAAAAAATGCTTGGGAGGTAAATAACATGGTTACTGATAAAAAAGGGGTTTAGGATATGGATAAAAATATTTACATGGAAGAAGCACGAAGATTAGCGGCGCAGTGTTGGGGTGATCCTGAAACCGAAGGTAGAATAATGGATACACCTTTAGCCGAGGCTTTCGCAAAACGCCTGGTAATATGGATGTATACAGCGGCACAAACCCAAGAGAAGGCTGAGTACTATCGTGGATTGCTCGACCAATGCGCATCCTCGCTCGGAGAGCATGCCTATGTTACGGAAATTGGCCCCTCAATGGGAAACGTGATTTATGACAAAATTCCTAAGTTAGTGGAAATTTCATGCGCAGTTGAATGAATCGCCTATCGTGAGGGCTAAATCACGAACTCTCTTTTTTTCCCCTGGCTTATCGGGGTCGCAGGGTAAGAACCGACCCCGATTTAAACTTTTATAATAGGAGGAACGATGAAAGTTAATCTCTTTTCATTTATTACTTGGCCACTTAGCATCTATCTTTGTTACATTGGTAAAGTGGATTGGTGGGTATTGTTGATAATTTTTTTGTCCACAATAAAATTAGACATTTCTTATAAATTCTAAAGGAGAATCGCTATGAAGTTTGAAGAACTAAAAGGCAAAACACTGATTAAAATCGAAGGAAATGTAGGTAATAAGGAAATGTTTTTTACCACTAGCGAAGACGATAGGTACAAACTTTATCATTCCCAGGATTGTTGTGAATATGTTTCTCTTGAAGAAATTGTTGGCGATTTAGAAGATTTGCTTTTTTCTCCTATATTATTGGCAGAAGAAGTAACACATAGAAATGAAACACCCGAAGGGACACCTGCTCCTTTGGCTCCTGAAGATAGTTATACTTGGACATTTTATAAACTCTCCACCATCAAAGGCTCTGTAGCAATTAGGTGGTATGGAGAATCAAGCGGGTATTATTCAGAAGAGGTTGATTTTGTGAAACTCTAATTTTTATAATAGGAGGAAGCAAATGGACAAGAAAGAAATTGTAAAAAATAAAATGGATTCAAAGCTCAAGTGGGAGCAGATGCTAGCAAGAGTAGGTAGCTTATTAGATACACTAACGGATACTTGTGGTTATTGTGAAATATATTCAGTGGAAGATGACTGTTGCAATGATTGTCCATTATACAGTGAAATTTGTAGCCCAGATGCTACTGATAATTCCCTTGTCACTCAAACAGAACAGGCCCTTAATAAAGCATGGTGGCTTATGAGAAAAGTAAAACAAGCAATTACAACAGACGTTGAATTAACAGTGAGAGGAGCGAGCAAATGAATAAGGAAGAACGCACCAACTATCAAGTCTTAGAAACAGAATGCTACAACCGGGATTGTTTTGTGCCTTTGAAATTGAAGGTGATTAAAATTTGTAAATTATATTACGAGGATACCTGCCCTGAAACAGGACCAATCCTATCTCCGAAAAAATTAATAGTGTCCCTCCTGGTAATGGCCTTATTAATCCCTTCCCTGCTTTTTGCAAACATTGAAGGGCAGACCTGGAGGTTTTCTTTTGAAGGGGTAGGATATGAGGACTACTATTTCAAGCAAGGTCTTGTGTATCTGATTGGCTCTGATGGATCGCCAACACTGATAAGGAAGGGGGCCGATTGTCAGTATTTTTATACATCTAACTTTTATTATGAACATAGTGTTGGCGTTGGTATCACAAGATACATTTATGGGTTTTTTGGACAAGAAACCGGGAAAGCGTTAATGGTTTTCAAGGCTGATATCGGGATAGTGTTTATCTATGAATGGGATTTAACCTTACTGGAGGATTAAAGGAACGTGAAAAATATTGTTGCCCCCCCACCAATAAAGCTAAAGGAGTTAAAATGGAAGAAGAAAAACTTTATATTGGAGCAAAACTTATTCGTGCTTATGCATTAGATGAATGCTCTTTTTTAAAACAGTTCAAAAGAGAAGATACTGCAAATCGAGAAACACGACCAGGCTACGTTGTTAAATATTCAGATGGATATGTTTCATGGTCGCCAAAAGAACAATTTGAACTAGCATATCGGGAAGTAACGGCTTCTGAAAAAACAATGATTTAAAATATTATGGGAGGGCAGCAATGAAAAATTTTATATATTTTGAAGATATTGAGGACGGTATACAGCTTACTGCAATACATACCGTAGAAGATTTGCAATACCTTTATAGATGGATGAGTGAAGCCTGGGTAACTGAAGATAAAGAGCTACTAGAATGGATGGAAACGGCTAAGGTGGGCGAATTATTTGGGCATAGAATGAATTACATTGTAAGATTAATTGACAAGGAGGATTAAAATGGAAGGCGCTATTTATATTGACGGGGATTTCCCTGTCCGAGATAGTGAATGCAAGCACTATTGCTCGCCAACTTGCCACCCGGCACAAATCGGGCCAACCTGGGTATACGGTTGCACACATGAGGCATGGCCTCAAAACAGACATAGGGATTTTTGTCCGATAGTTGAGTGTGAAGGCAAAATATCTAAATGCGGGATTCCGAAAAAGTTTATTCAACGTATGATTAATGGTAGGAAACAGAGAATAAAAAACGCTTACGGGAAAGCGCGAAAGTGCTTGAAAGACATAAAAGAACTGAAAAAGTTACTTCATGACTAATTGATCCAAGGAGGATTGAAATGGAATTTGAGCGGGTTACTTTTAACATTGTAGGGCTGTTTTTATGTGTCTGGCTAATTGCATGTTCTTATTTATTGTTTAACGTTGCCTCAGAGCATAACTTAATGAAACAACTTCTTATGAAACAGACCGAAGCAATAGAACACTTGTTGGCAATAGAGAAAGAAAAAACATCAACCTTATTAGAGAAAGGGGGATAAAGGAGGGGCAAGATGCATGGGATAGAATTAAAATCAGGCGTGAATAATTGCTATTGGAATACAGAGGGTAGGTGTACAAATTGGGAAGTTACCAGAAATGAAAAGATTCCCGAATTCACAAGAGATTATCATTCAAAACAAAATTGCACTCTTACGATTTTGGGGGTTCATCTTTGCTCGGGATACAAACAACAAAAATAAAAAAAGGATGTGATTATGTGGTTATGTAAAATCATCGGTCACAAATTTAGGGAAGCCCCCCTGAGGATGTGGCTAGATGCACGGATTAAGTACAAGTGTATCCGCCCTGGGTGTGATAAGACAGCAAAAACTGTAGAGGAAACTTGGTGGATAAATAGGAATAAGAAAACAGATATTGCAACCTTATTGTCAATAAAGTTTGAAGAAGCGCAACAAAAGCTTAAAAAGGATTTAGAGAAATCTATATATAAAAAGGAGTGAAACAATGCAAATATTTCTTGACGGAGATTTCCCCGTTGAAGGCTCCAGATGCAAACACTATTGCTGTCCAACATGCCATCCAGGGCAAACAGGACCAGAGATGAAACATGGTTGTTTGTATTATGGTGGATGGCCCGGATATCAAAAGGGTGACTGGTGTCCATTTGTTGATTGTGATGGAGATCCCAAAAAGTGTGAGGCTCCAAAAAAAATAACCAAAAAAAAGGGGGAGAAAAAATGATTTGTCCAAAATGTAAGCGTAAATTACTATTTAAGTATTCTCCTAAAACGACAACTAGTTACTGCGACTATTGTGGGATAATTCAAATTATAGATGTGTCATATTTGGAACCCATCATATATCCACCTATGATAAAGGAGGAAAGAAATGGATAGAACAAAATTTGAAAAGTGGGGGCGTCCTATGGAAACGAAATGCCAAATCTGTGAGGGTGGATCTGTGTTTGAATATTATTATAATGGGGATAGATTTAATATTTGTAAGTATTGTGGATTCTTCAAAGTAATAAAGGGAGGAACTTTAAAGGAGGTAGCTAAGAACCCAAAACTTGTTGACCCGGTGAGAATGAGTACTAAGCGAGAGATAAAAAGCTACAAAGAGTGTGAACTAAGAAACCGGATAGCGGGAAGTCTTGATGCACTTATGTATTTTCTTGGGCTTAAAGATCCTTGCTCCGACAATCTTATGGAAGACATCGACAAATATATAATCGATAAGATCAGAGTAAAAAACGAGAAGGAGAATACCAAATGAAACCATGTCTAGGGGATAAATACGATGACACAAGTACTGTCAATGTACCGGATGATGACCAGCTAGAAATTATTCATCGATTCGCATCTCTTCTCATAGAGAAATCAGAGGATTTGAATTACGATTATACAGCAACCGTTGATGAGCATTTCTGGGATTTGATATAAAATTGAGGAAGGGAGGGAACATGCGACACTATCAGCAAGGAAGGAAGCTAAGGTATTGGAGAGAAGCCAAAGAACTCACTCAAGAGGACGTATCAAAGCACCTTAACATCCATCCAGGCACAGTTTCTAAATGGGAAACCGGGTTGCGTCCATCTTTTGATGAATCGTTTAAATTGGAATACTATACTAAGGGTATAATCAAGGCCGAAGCGTGGGGAGATCCGACAGTAACAGGGGATTTTAAAAATTAAAATATTTCTTAGGAGGTAAACACATGTTACCGTGCACTAGATGTGAAGGAACAGGGTTTATAAACACACATCAAATTCCTGATGATGAAATAATAAAACTAGAAGAATCGGATGATTTTGTGTCCGCAGTGCTGGTCTGGATAAAAAAATATGGCAAAGATTATGATGTTCAGGTTTGTGATTGTTGTGGAGATGGTATAAATTGGTATGGAATTCCAGGTAAGCATTATAGCGAGGAAGATCCCCAAGGATACTGTGGCCCGTACGCTTATAACGGTGGTTTATGTGAATGCCATTGATATATAAAAAGGAAGTTTTTATAAAAGAGCTTTAAAAATTAAACTTATTAACCTTCTTCCCAACATCTTTTTTATATTGCAGCTCTGGGATGCTGAGTCTCTTAATAGTTCTCAGTATCCTTCGCTGCGCTTCTGCAATAGAGTTGCCCCATGCAGTAACATAGCCCAGAACGCCCGAAACTCCCCCACAGTGCACGCAGTCATCTTGTTGCATGATATCTATAGGCCAGAAGTGTTTCATCGCTTCAGGGATCAAATTAGGGATGCTAATCTTTCGCACTGGGATTTCATAATACGGATAAGGAGGGATTGAAATGCACATGGACATCCCGATTATGTTTTTAATGTTGAGTGTTTCAACCCCCCCAAAAAGAGAAGCAATAAAATCAGGGGGGGAGACATTAAGAAGTTCAAAAAAAGGCGGCATCGCATATGAGTCTAAAGTTGTTTTTATGTTTACAGGAAAATAGTCGTCTCCCTTCTTTTTTACTCCAATCTCTACAAATCCAACAAACTCTTTTGATTCGAGCAACGATACTATCGGATCGATTAAATAATCAAAATCCTTGTCCAGCTTCCTCATGGTAACCCCGGCGCCCCGCACATTCAGCCCTACATCTCCTGCAATTAACCCCGATTCTACGCAATAAATCAAATACGGACGCAATCTTTTTTGGGACGACACCCAAACACCAAGACAGAAATCAGGATTTTCAGAAACTTTAGATATCCCATGCAGCCGGTAGATTGAATTTGCTAATTCTGAATCTGTGGCAAGGAGTTTGCCGGTTAGGTTTTTCCCGATAATGTTTCCTTCGTACCCATTTATAAATGAATGGTCATCACAAGTAGATAGAATTAAGGAAGGGGAACCTACGGCATCTACTATGGAAACGATCCCTTCTCCGGTTCCTTTGGAAGTTGTCACAAACATGGGGCAATCTAATTTATAAGAGAGGCCAAGCGTTTCTCCTATCTTGGATGCCGTTAAAAGCTCACTCATTAAACATCTGCTCCTTAAATTGTTGTCGCACTCCATAAGGTTGCATGTCTATCCGCTCTTCATTGGAATATGTTTTATTATCAATAGCAGAATCCACAGATTCAATGCTAGGCCACACCCCTAAATATCCATACTTCCCTAAATAAGTTTCTACTCTATCAATATCTTGCTCTGCAAATGCATCAGCAATGTTTCTTGTTAGATCATCCCGAATTTGTTTGGATAAATTGTGCGTATACGTCTTAACCCTTTGTCGTGTTTCCTCTACAGGCTTAGGCCCGAAGGTACGAGAAAGAACATCACGCAAATTCAATTTATACATTATCTTCCTTCGCCCTTTATTATACCCCAACAGACCTACTGTATTGTAAATCGGATATTCATCCCCTTCCCTATTGGCAAACGCCTCTATCATTTGCCTGAATCTATTGTAAGCTATCGGAGTAAGTTCTCTTTTAAGTGGAGAGAGAGAAAGTTGATATGCAGATTCAGGGATGGCAGCGAGCAGTTTAGTGAAGGGACCAGGCCCTGTCGGAAGCATCCCTGTGCCTTGAGCAAACATGAGCTTACTATGTCCCCACATTCCCGCCCACTCTTCCTTGGAAGCACTCTGCATCATCTTAATAGCTTCGCCATAATTAATTCCTATCCCTAATTGATTGGACAAATCCACATCCAACAACTCCTGGACTGTAAGCCTCCCACCTTCCATCACACCCAGCCATCCCAAGGCCTTTGTTATCCCTTTCGGCTCCCTCCATAGTTGTTGAAAGAATTCAGCACTTTTAATTGGATAGGAAATATATTGAGAAAAAGTCCCAGACCATCCCCTGGTTATATTGGGCATCCCCATTTTACCATATCGAAATTGGGTTTTATAGGTTCCATTAACTGCATACCAGTAGGCATCTTCCGCAGCCATGCCATGCTTTTCCATAGCTTTCAAATAGTAGGTATTAAAAGCATGTTTTCTATTCCCTTCTTCTACTTTTTTGAATAGCCACCCCGTAGCACGCCTAAAAGTTTCTAAATGTTTATTGGTATCTCCAAGATATAGAACCTCTGAGGCTTCATTCTTTAGCCCAGAAAGATTAAACAACTCTTTCCCTTCCTTAGTGAGGCCCTTCAAATACCCTTTTGCACTCCAGATAGGCCCAGCATCATAGATAGTATTTATCTTTTGGAGGTTATTAACAAATGCAGCAGGAGGAGAGAACCCTAATGTTCGCACCCATTCCAACAACCTTATGGTGGAAGCAACCGGTTGTCTTGGAGCAAGGCCAAGATAGTCTTTCACAAATTCTCTTGCGTACTGCTGCACTTCCGGGGACATATTATGATATTCTTCATGGAAAAGTTTTAATCCTTTCTTAGTATACATCTCTTTAGTCCACCCACTAAGATAAGATTTGAAAGCTCTATCTGCATCTAAAGAATAACCCTTTTTCCCGGTTCTGATTTTAAAGTGCCTGCTTTGCACAGACTTAGGTACACTCTCCCATAAAATCAATTTCCCGCCATTTAGATTTTTAAGCGATTCTTCTATCCTCTGTAAGTTTTTTGCGCTCCCCTTCTTGCTCGCAAGAAGAGCTAATTTTTCATCCTCCAAGGCCGCCCGTAAAACATCCTTATCAAACACATGAGGAAGATAGAAATCTTTTTTATTCCTAAATACTTCCAATGCGTGCATAGCATCATCGCTTAAATGATGTTCCTCTTGAATTGCTTTCGGAGAAAACTTCCTTCCCCTTAAAGATTCTCCTAGTTTTTTAACCAAGTGATATTCCGCTTCCGTAGCCGTATTTTGTCTAATAAACATCTCCAATGTAGCGTCGTACACAGACCTATAATATTCTTTAGCGGCGGCAAGGCGTTCTGGTAATTTAATCGCTGGGTTCTCTAGTGCCTCTCCAATTAAATTTTTCTCTGCCTTAGAAAACTTACTAGGATAGTTGTGAGTAAGTTTTGCAATCATCCTATTCCTCAAGACATCCATTTCTCCAAAACCCTTGATAAACCTTTTCCAGGCAGGGTCTTTAGAAACAAACTCAGGACTTTGAACAAATCTTTGCGCTCTTTGTGCCAATTTAGAATTGATCGCATTATTAACAAATCCCGTTACTTCTGCCGTTGACGGTCCACCACCATATACTTTCTCATACGGAGCCTTGGCGATTGCTTCCGCATTCTCCATAGCAACCCTGTCCATTTTTTCTGCTGTGGCAAGTCCCGTTACGGCCTCTTCCTCTCCCCCTTGATAAGGTAGCTTTGTGCCTCTACCGGCCTTTATAAATTCCTCTGTGCTCTCTGTTATTAATTTCTCTTCTTCAACTAACTTTTTAACATCTACCGCTTTGCCCTCTTTCCCTTTCTTAATGAGGGATTGTTTGAGCAATTTAAACATCTCTTCATCGGAAGAAGCTTTCATTGCTTGTTCTAATAATTCCCCGGACTTATACCCTAAAATCTCCGCCGTTTCTTCTGTTGCTTTCTCCGCCGCCCTCCCCTTCCCAAATGGAGAAGCGGTAACTTCTTCTAATATTTCCAGTTCTCTTGTTTTTTTAGGAATGCCCTCGCCTGTTTGTGCAGCAGGTTTAGGGATTCCCGCATCAGTAGAAGTAGCACTTGCTTTAGGTTCTTTCCCAGTAGGATTCTTAATCCCTTGCTTTGCCCTCATGACTCGCTTAGCCAATTCAACAGAAGTTAGTTTTCCTTCATGAGGAACGTTTGCAGTCCGGGATAGTTCATCTAAGGAGGCTGCTTTTTTCATTCCATACTTGAGATATTCAGGCGATTTCACTAAGTCAAACTTTAATAAATGCCCGTCAAGCAACTCTTCTAAATGTTTAGCTTTCCCTGCTCCCTTCCCTTTAACTATTCCTCTTGCAGCATGCTCCAAAAGTTCTATCGGAACGTCCCCTTTTTCAGCAGCCATATCAACATACTTAGGCAATTCTTTTCCTGCTGTCTTATATGCCCTCCGTACAAAAGTCTCCACCTCTCTCATTACTGGAGCAGGAGAAATTGTTGCTCCCCTGACTGCGGTGGTAGTTGGTTTGCCATAAAGCACCATCTCCGCTAAATGCCCCAACTTTTGCAATTCATGAGCCATGTAACTTGCTTTAGTCTCAAGTCCGTGTTTCTTCAGGATTTGGTATGTCTTTCTTCCCTTAACAAAATGCTTAGGGTAGAAATCATCCGGCCTCTCTGCCCTTACACGAGCTACAGCTTCTGGATCAGGAGTATGACCAGGCAAAGCTAAAAACTCTTGCAACCCTCCTTCACGAGCAGTTCTATACCCAGGAAGAGTCTCTTCTGCGACACCATGTAAAATGTTTTTGCCTTGAGCATAAATATCTTTAATATTCCATTTAGTCTCTAACTCTTTCTCTGCTTCTATGGACCCTTCTTCCAAAAGTCCCCGTCTGGCTAATTCGTTAGCTGCTAATTCGCTTAATGCATCAGCGTCCACGATTCTTCCACTCCTCTGCTGTTATATGTTGCGCCTGAATAGGGCGAAGATTTTTTTGCAAGGATGATTCCGGTCCCCCCAGATCTGAAAGCCCCCATTGCTGGAGTTCTTGAGGGGTAGCTGTTTTATTTTTAAGTTTCCATATTTGTGCAGCGGTTAATTTTTTTATAGGATCTATCGGGGCCTTTTCTGTTGGCCCACTATGCTCTTCTTTAGCAGCATTTAGTTTGACCAAATCCTCTTCACTGAGATATTTTTCATATAACTTTTGAGCTAAACTCCCTTTTGCTTGTAGCCTTGCGATAGCATCCATTCCCGTATCTATTTGCTCTCTTAGTTTCTTATACTGTGAGGATTCTGCCCCATGCTTGCCTAATGCAAGTTGCGCCCGCCTATTAAGCATTTCTAACCCACCATTAACTTTAAGAATTAAATCATCCTGTTGCTCACTAGCACGTACCCAACCATCATACGCCTGGGCGGCAGTTAAATTACCAGGGTCCAACCCATTAAGAACTCTATGTGCTTGTTCTGCTGTAAGTCCAGCAGCAACAGCATTATCATGGAGGTATTTATCAAAATCTTTTTTACCTACAATCTCTTTAAGAATTCTATTATCATCTATGTCTTTTTGAGCAACAGTTCCCCGTTTAAGTTTTGCCGTCTCTTCTTGTGCCAACCATTTAGTAGCCAGGCCTCCCTCTCCGGTTCTTACAGATTCTCTTACTCCTTTAGGAGCATCAGGATATTCTTGTGCTAACTGTTGAGTCGCCATCCTTGAACCAAGCAACTCAGTAGTTGCTCCCGGCGTACGAAACCCACCCCCAAAGACCTCAGGGTTTATATCTACGTCTTTAAGGGCAGATTGAAACTGTTCGGCTTCCCCGGGTTCCGCTCCGGTTTGTAAAAACTGTGAATATTGCTTATCTATCATCCCAAGTTTAGCTTCTAGTGTTGCCCTCTTATTTGCTATCTCAGCAGTTTTCTCAGCACCGGGATGAGATTTTTCATACATGGAAAGATACAAGTAATCCGACATTGTTTTTGCCAGCATACTTGTGATCTCTTGTATTTGATTCCCCTTTTTTCTTTTGGTAATAACTGGTAACATTAGAATTCCCCCCCACTATACTGACTGAATAAATCATCAAAAAACGTCCTTGCTTCCTCCTCGCCCATGCCTAATTGAATTGCAATAGTCATCCAATTTTGCCGTAACTGTTCCCATGTTTGCGCGGTTGCCGCCTGGGAAGCCGCCCGCTCGGTTGCCGCTCTAAAAATAGCCAGTTCTAATTCTTGTTGATTTATCCCTAATTGCTCAGCCTGGAGCCGGAGGTTCTCCATTCCCAATTTCTCTTCCACCGCTAACCTAAGTTGATCTAATGTGAGTTGTCCTTGTCCGAGTTGATATTGAATATCGAGTTGTTTGTTTCCTAAAAAGAAATTCAATGCTGTTTCTTGCTGCTTCATATGCCGATCAAGTCCTGTATACATAATGTCCTGATAAGCAGAATTAAGCAGTCTTGTCCATTCCGCCCTATATTCCCCGGCAAGCTGCATCCTTCTGTCTGAATAATGATACCCTTCGTTTGCCAGCATCGCCTCTATATCATTCCACCCTTGTTCCATTGTGGCATTGATGGTGTCCTTTTGTGTCCCCCAATATTGCATCTCTTGTTTATAGGTTTCCTGGGTCAACCAATCATAATACTCCGCATCTTCAAATGGAGATGGATCGGTTCTGGGATCGGTTGGAAGAATTGGTTCTGTAGGGGTAATACTGCCATCTCCCCCCTTCCCATCATCTGGCATAACACATTCATTGTTTATCCACTGCCCCCCTTTGGCCTCACAAGCTTTTTGTGGTGTCGGAGTTGGTGTTGGGCCTGGCCCTGGGCCTGGAGGAGTAATTTCAGGAGGCATAACACATTCACCGTTAACCCATTGCCCCCCTTTCTCTTCGCAAACTCTCTGTGCAAGTTCCTCTTGATTAGGCATCTCACATCTACCAAGATTAGGAAACATTGGATTTGCTACCCACGTTCCACCTGCAGCTTCACACTTTTCTTTTTGCACATTCCCAAGATGATTCTTTGGCATTTTACAATGGCCTATATTAGGGAAGAAAGGATTGATTATCCAGGTTCCACCTTTGGACTCACAGTTAGCTTTCCTTTGGTTAACTGCCGCAGTATCCCCTTCTGGTACTGATGTTTTCTGCGTCCCTGTCGGAGGTGCAGTCCTTGAAGCAGGGGCAGCTAAATTAGCATTCCCCTCTTGCTGTGCTCCCAACTTAACATTAATAGAAGTTCCTTGTGGTAAATTACCACCGAGTAAATCTGATATAGACATTTTATCGATCTCCTAAACAGTCGGAGAAAAAAATTCTCCCATGTCTTTTGCCGTTTTCATCCATACTTTAATATGCCGGAGGGTTTCCCCGATAAATTCATCGCACTGACCAACACCACAAAAACTCTTCATTGCTTTCCCAAGAGAAGGGTTTATCATATTTAGCCCACCAAGTATCATATGTTGCCACATTTGAATCTCACTTCCTCCCACACTCACTTTCCCCCAATTATCCTCATATATCCTTTTTTGTAAGGAAGCGGCATCTTGATAGTCTTCATACTTTGTAACTACAATTCCCCGCTCTTCTGCCATCTTGTCCCACTCGGTGTATTCTTCTTTGGGTTTTAGTGATTCGCCAGAGGGGGAGTATTGCGCCCGCTCTTCCAGTGCTCCGATTCCTTCTGTCAACACTGTGGAAAGATCTTCCCCTGCTTGGGCGTAGTAATCAGGAGGGGGAGAATCCATCATAGATCGAGTTGCACCGGAAATCTGAGTGCGAAGATTTCTTGCCCCAGGGAATCCCTCATACTTATGTCTTTGGACATCATCCCTGAGTTTTGCGTACATCTGTCGTGAAACATTTAAGGCTTGAGTAGCATAATCCTTATTCTGCCACGGTATCTTTTGTTCTTCACCTCCACCACCAAATATAGAACTTCCAATTGCTCCTGCCCCTTGTAACCCCCCTGCAACCAACGCCGCCGTAGTTATAGGTTCCATAATAGTTACCTCCTCCCTACAATCTCACCCAAAATGCAAAATTCTCTTACTATATAAGTTTCATTAATGGTGGAATTTGACCACCGCAATTTAATTACTTTTCCAACCTTGTTGATAAAACATCTGACAAGTTTGGATTCTTTCCCTGCTGTTTGTGAAATTGTAGGGAGGGTAGTCCACGTTTCCGCATAATCACATTTGTACTCTAAAGTTAAATCCCCATCCAACAAATCAATCACTAGATCAATTTCTCTAAACCATAACTTTGCATTGCTATCTTCGGAAAGCCACCCGGACTTCCCTAACGTCATTGTTGATTTACCTGCATGAGATAACCACCCGGTTTCCCTCCATCCATTAATCGCCTCTCCATCATCATCAAGCCCACTGTTTAACTTATAAACTTCTCCTTCTAGGCTTCCACTATAAACTACAGCGGGTGCAAGGATATCACAAAACTCATCTATTGTAACATCTCCAAAAGAAGCGATGCTCTCATCCCCTAGCTCTGAAATCAAAGAAATTAGAGGGGCTTCCATTAACCCCACCACATTAGCAGACACATCCCAGACATCATAAGACCCTGCACGAATATCAAAAATTAAAATCCCATCTTTACTTTCTACTCCAGTCCTGGGAATAGTGATATAAATTTTGGATTCTTTTTCATCAATAACCCCTTGGCAATTTTTCCACCAAACATTTTTAGTATTAAACAGCGACTTTGCTTTCCCGTATGGCTCAACTACCTCTGCCTGCGAAGCCGACACCTTAATAAACCCTTCTCCAGACAAGACATAATGCCACTGTTTGTATGGAAAAATAACATGTCCATTTGTTATCTCCAGCCCCTCATAAATCATCCGGGTTATAAACGGAAGCGTACTATTCCCTGTTGTAGTGAGTGAATGAATCGAGCCATCATCCTTATAAACAAGTGTAACATCCTTGCTTATAGGAATAATCTTAATAATCTCTCCTCCTTCTCTGGTATAAATACTTAACCTTCCACCACCTGTAGGGTTCCCGGATTCATCAGTTGCGTTCCACTCCCTTATCTCTCCAGGAGGACACCATTGAATATCATATGGGGCTGTGGCATGGGATTTCTGAAAAACAATTCTTAGCTTAATCTCGCCACTTACTCCGGCCAATTTATTATACACACCAACATATAATTTTTGAGTAGGAGTATAAAAATCAATCTTCAGGTTATTCCCGATATACCTATAAGCAGTGTCCCAATATTTATTGGCTACTGCATCTGTAGAATACATCGGGTCTTGTGAAACAGAGAGATTTGTTTTCCATTGTTTAGGAGGGGCAGAAAATATATGAATGTCATAAGAAGGGCTCGCTTCTCCATTCTCACCACAAATACTCAAGATTGTTCCAGTATGCCAACCAATATCTATTTCATGTATACTTGAATAGTTAGTGGCCGGAATACTCGAGATCGTGATGTCCTCACTATCTAAAACTTGTGTTGTAGGAAGAGTGAGATTCCCTAAAATAAAATATGATTTAAAGTTGGTTCCGCATTTTGCGATAGGACAACTTACGGGGAGTTCCTCCGGCGCCTGTTTGCCATCCCAATAGAATGGTTGAGAAACTCCGTCCAAGAATACAAAGATTCCCCCATAAACATCATCCATAAAAATCGTTGCCTCTACATAATCATAATCACCTCCTTCTATTTTAGAATACACCTCAGTAAATGTATCCGGTGGCGTAAAGCTGTAGAGCTTGCTTCCTGCTACAACTAAATTCTTTTCTTCCCAGGCTTTCATTTTGGCAAGAAGTTTAATCGCACCATTAAGAGTAGTTCCGGTTTTCTTGGAGTATCCTTTTCGTTTGCACGATGCCCCTAAAAGAATAGTGGAATCTTCATTCATAGACGCCCAGGCTTCCGTAGGAGAAACCAACTCCGAGGCTACATCGTTTCTAATTCCACCGCCTAGATGCTCACTCTTAATCTCTTCCATTATCCCACCGATAAGCTTTCATACAGAACACGAACAATGAATTGGCCCGCCGTGGCATCTGTGTTATAAAAGGCAATATAAAGTTTCTTCACTATGGTAGCGTCATTGTTCACTGCGTAAATAATATCATCGTTAATTTCGCCGGCTTCATCTACCGCAACAGAAACAACATGCCCCGTTGTGTTCATTGGAGCTTGAGTGGCCACCCCATTATTCGCCCAGCTACCATTTGTTTCAGAAAAGATTGCAAGAGTCCCCGTTATAGAGCCGGCAGTGGCACACTCAAAAACAATCTTCCTGATTTTTGCCCCAAAATCTTCAATAGTAAGCTCTTCTAAATCAGACCAGTTATTTTGTATGATATCACTCCCGCCATCATCAAGAGCAATATCCCCGCTATCATATACTTTACCCATGATTTCCCCTATGTATCATCATCAATAATTCCTAAATTAGCCAGTATAGTAAGAAGCTCGATTAAGGCCGCATTCGCTCCGGGAGATGCGCTAACACTCTCCCTAACCTCTGGCTTTACTAAATAGCGTCCATCGTGATCCCTACATAACCTGCCTAAGTCTGGCATATTCTCTAATTCTTCATGTTCCATTTATCTGCTCACTCCGCTTTTAGAATACCAAAACACTCTCAAAGAAAACGTAGAGGCGTTACTGTCATCATCGTTATAAATCCCGGCATACAAGATATTTGTAGTATCCGTGGAAACAAAAGGAAACACGGTGTCATCGGTATAAATTGTAGTAGACAGCACGATGCCAGACTTAGAATATATATTATCCACTGTATTTATAAGATCACTCCATGTACCATCGTCTTTTGTGAAAAAATGAATATCATAATCATCGGAGGCAGACGCATCTGAGATCCACCAAAACACCAATCCCCCTTTCCCTACAACAAATTCTCCTAAATCTGTACTATATGAATTCGTTCCGATACTTGTAAAAGTAACTGCTTGGGTATTTATGGTATCTGAAAAGATACCCGCATGAGCAAAACCCATACTCCAACATAGCATTATACAAATTAATAAAGCGATCCTTTTCATTTTATTCCTCCATTAACAATAAAAAATTAGCTTTCATTTTTCTTTCAAACGCCCCTATATCAAACAATCTATTTTGTGGTAAACTCATCCCTGCACTATCTACTGTGAGGCCAACATCCTCTCCATTATCAACACAATCAGAGTCTTTCTGTAACGAATAATCCACCTCTAATAATGGATCACCGGGATCTTGTGAATTAACATCTTGAGAAGCAGCAGCCTGATAAGCTGCCCATTGTGCAATCGTATAATCTGATCCCTGCCAAGTTACTAAAGTTCCACTGACATTATTATACATATTGTAATCGAAATCTAAATTTGTCGCTGAGGCACTTACCCATATTGCTCTTCCCGTTCCTAATGGGTGTATGATGTTGTTTTTAAAATTAACCTTATCTACATTATCATCTAAATCAAACCCAATAGCAGGCGCAGCAACATCATAAATAGTGTTATTCAAGATATTGACAGTCCCAGGGTTTGCTTCATCAGTAGCATTAGTTAACCAAATTGCATCTTTATCTGTGTCGATAAATAAGCACCCAATAATATCCCCACTATACTGCTGTCCTCCTGCTTCGGTTGCCCGAATTCCGCAATTCATTGTGTTTGAGATCCGGCACCATTTAATATCAAACTCACCGCCCTGGGTCATGATTCCTACCCCACCCAACGGATCTTCATAAGGGCCGCATACATCAATGGTGTTATGGGAGAAAAGAAAATTAGTCAGCGTTCCTGTGGATGTTTTATTCAACTCCGCCCCAGAACAATGTTCGTTAGTTTCTGTGCCACTCCACCCCTGACCACTATTTGAAATAGCATTTAATGAAATCAAAATATCATCGTCGGCAGTTGTTCCACCCGCAGATTGAATATAAGTGATACCAGAACCAGAATAGCTAGCAACGTTATTCCTCATTCTAATATTATCTCTTACGCAATCATCACAACCCGCCCCTGAAACCTGAGCGGAAAAAGCCGCATCAAATAGCTGTGTTACTGTGTTATTATCACAAATAATATCCTCTGCATGACACCAAAACTCAATTCCATTTCCATAGCGAGTAGTGTCGGCAAGGTATTGTCCACCCCCATAACTAATATCCATATTTTGAATTATAATTCCTTTACACCTGGAGGCTTGTATTCCGTGAGGGTTAAAATATTTCAGCGTAAGGCCATCGATAGTAATATAATCCTTATCATAAATTTGCACCATATGATCATATTGATCGTTGGGAGAGTATGCTATTTCAAGACCATCAAACAAACTTGCGGGATTCGCCGTAGCATAGATAATCACTCTGTCGTTTACCGTATCATGAAAGAATTCCCGGAGAGTGTCCAGATCTATTTGTGCCCCAACTTTTGTCCCTACGTTACTTTGAGTCTCCGTGCCAAAAAGAATAAACCCAACATCCTGCGCAAACGTACTATTGTCGGTGGCCCATATATTAGATCCTAGATCATTCCATTCCCCCTCACTATCATAATCCTGAGAGCCATAGAAAATAGGCGTTCCCCCCTCCTCTGCAACTATAGTAATTGGTTTATCTATAATACCAGATTGAAAAACTTCTATCTGCCCCCTAAACACCCCGTCATCATCCAATACAATCAATCTATCATGTGGCCCTAGCCTTCCATCATCCTGATCGTCTGCATCCCAATTCCCTGACGAATTCACATCGCTTAAATCCCAGGCCCCCGCTATTGTTTCAGGAGCAGATCCATCACCAGAAGCAGACATATAAAAAGTTTCCCTATATTCAACAGGAGCGGCTAAAATTCCCCAAGTACCTGTCCCCCATTTGTCTGTACCTATCACAAACGCAAAGGTACTAGACGTTAAAAATAACCAACAAATACAAAAGCAGAATATCTTTTTCATTATTCATACTCCAATACAGTAGCAAAATCATACGAACTAGAAGTCCATGTGCTTGTTGGTTTATACCCAGATTGATAATACCGATTTGAGTAAGAAGCGCTTTGCGCACTACGATAAGCTGAACTAGTGTCAACAGTAATCCCAAAATATAGTTCATCGTCTGTGCTAAAATCTAAACTTTGTCCGCTTTCTGCTACAAGAGTACCACTCCAAACCCAAGTCTCTGCAACAGGCGTTATTGTCCCTAATGCTTTTATTGTAGAATCAACATAAAGGATCACATCAATATTGATATACCCAATATCTTCTCCAAAATACATATGTATTCTTTTTGCTGTGCCATCTGTAGTTGCCACCCACTGCCTAGTAAAAGTAGAATCACTAGTTGTTAATGATGTTATTCCATCAAAAGTAGGAGAACAATCAGTGCCATCCTCAGGATATCCAATACAACTTACCCCACTACTAGGAGTTTGAATAATTACAACAGGCTGTATAAATCCCAACGAAAGCAAACAAGCAATATAAAGTAAATATCTCATTAATCTACATCTCCGTTAAACCATCCTTCAATAACAAAAGTAATTGAATCCGGGTCATCTGCTGAATCATTATTAAACGCTATCGCATGCCCGGTTTCTACAGTTGTATGATCTATCCCTGTGGTCAATTCATCATAGAAAACACTTGTGCCATTGGTATCTATTGTTATTGCTTCAATGGTTGTTGATGTCGAAAAATCGTGCATATCGGTCAATTCAACCAAAGTGTATACGGTATCATCGGTATCCGAATAAGAATAAATAGCAGTAATATTATAAGTAAAACCAGACCTATTAACCCAGACAACCAAATTATCCGCCTCATCCAAATCGAGCGGTTTTGGAATCGCAACAGAAATCGGCTGCATTTTCTGCCCTTCAACATATTGATTTGTCCCATCATACCCCCTCATCGCAAAATTATTAGTATCCCTGCCCCTTTCCATCGTCCTATCAACATCAGGATCGGTTCCTGCGACTACAAATTGTGCCGTTGTAATTAATGTACCGGACTCATCGGGTAAAGTTAAAGCTCGATCTGCTCCCAAATCAGCATCAGCTATCAACCGGCTTCTATATTCAGTCGCAGCCCCACCTTCATAAATATCAACATAGCCATCTTCCCCTCCGGCATCTCCACCATAAACAACCATCTTGCTTGCAACATCCGCCCCATCTTCTCCAATAGTATGCGTTCCCCCAGAAGCAGGAGTACCAACAGTGACTGCGGTAAAAGTTCCAGCGGCCGGAGTAGTATCGCCAATAGCCTCTCCTTCAACAATAACATCTTCACCAAGAATAGTCTCTAAATCTGCCAGGCTGATACTAAAAGAAACTGCTCCACTTGAAATCGAAAAATGATCTGTATTAAAAGAAGCAATTCCCTTATTAGATGTTGTGGCATCCTCCCCTACGATAGTCATCGTAGAATTAGCCCCACCATCGGTTAGGTTAATCCCTTCTCCCGCTGTAATCACTCGCTCAGCAGACAAATCGCCATCCAGGGCTTGAGTAATATATGTTGCATCTGCCGGAGCTTTCGCTGTAATCTGGGACTGTAGCTCTCCAGAAGCATTGTCTAAAGTCCCGAACTCAGTATTTGAAATAGATCCATCGTGTATTTTTGTAGCATCAATAGCAGCGGAGGCGTCCACATCTCCATTATCAATCTGACCATATGCAGTAGTCCCGGCCCCGGTTCCTCTTAAAACAGTATCAGCCGTTGCCTCACTTGCTCCCTCCCCTAACTTTAACTCCAATTCAAGGGTAGCATTCGCTATAGCATCAAAATGATCTGCCTGTGCTGTATCCCCCTGGGTAACATCAAAACAGGTTTCCCCGGCATCTCCACTGCAAGCATCGGTTCTTGTATCTAATGCGGCAGGATAAGCCGATTCACTGTCGAAACCATCGGCCGCCCCATAACAAATACCACATCCCAAATAAAACATTAAACCAAATAAAATTAAACTCTTCATAACAACTCCTTAATTAATTACCACGCCTCCTGTTATTACTAAATTTTCCATTATTATAGCTGCACCATACTCATAAGCACCCATATCCCAAGGAACAGCGCGAGTTACATTATCTTTATCAGTTGTAAATATCGCACTTAAATCTACACCAACACCTATGGCCGGAGAACCAACGCTTAATTTATAAAGGGCAGTCAACAAAGGATCACCCTCTACCCCATGAGCCTCTTGATTATATGGGGCTGCTTGCCATTCTGTAAATGTTTTGTTCGTTTGCCAATCGACTGCTACTGGATATGTGTGACCATAATATAGGTTGTAATCCGTTACACCACTTCCACCACCATTTTCGCTAAATGCTGGAAAATCCGTATCTACATCCTCTAATGGATGATGATAATCAACAAAAATATTGTTTTTTATAGTCATTGACATTCCAATCCTAGCGTTTCTAATCGCCAGTCCTTGCCACGAAACTTTTGAGGTATCAGCATCACCAATAAAAGTATTATTTAAAACAGTAGTATTTATTGGTTGCGCTCCCCCCGAAGACTCACAACCACCGGCATTATATATCGCCACGCAAGCCATCCCTGACACCGGATTATCGTTACACACAAAAAGATTGTTGTATATTAGAAAGTTGCCCCCCCCACATCCGGTAATAATATACCCAGACGGACTGCCAATCCCAAGATTTCCGTGGGCATAATTATTATAGAATGCTCCACCATAAGAACAATTTGTACTACCATTTGCATATATAATAAGACCATTAGTGTGATAAGACGATGTTGGATATTGCCATAATGACCAATCTGCATACTCATTCTCGTATATCGCTACCCCTGTGATAACCGAATTATCAGCAGACCCCCCAGCGATAGCAAAGAACCAACAATGATCTTCCAAATAATTATCATAAATTTCTAAATCGCTGCAAGTACACCCCTCAAAAGACAAGAACATTCCCCATCTAGCATTATTTAAAGTATTATCATGAATACTTATATTACTCCAACTACTATCATCATTAACAAAAATACATGCTGTTTCCAATCCATTATTATCTGTTGCCTCAGAATCATCTCCGCCTGTATTTATAAACATATTTTGGATGGTAAGATTTTTGATATCAAGGTTATTATTCCCACCATTAAAATAAATTCCCGTGCTATATGCATGATAGGTTTTGCCACTCGCCACGCTCCCATTGTCCGTATTCTCAATAATTCCATTTGTACCGCCGTCAATTGTAATATAATCATGATTCCCCCCGTTAATTGCCCCGCCTGTGGAAAAATAGGGAGCCTGTAATTTGGCATTATCTTCAAATAAAATTGTTATAACATTCCCGCTTGTTCCTGATCCCTGGATTGTCAAGATTGTGCTATTGGCAGCACCAACAAAGGTTCCACACAATCTTACGGTGTCCCCTGGATCTATATCTGTTCCTCCTCCTCCCCAATTATCAGAAGCATTAAACCAAGATGCCGATCTAGCATTCGCACAACTACTACCATCTTGTGTTCCTGCTCCAGACGACGAAATATAGATGTCAGCATGTACTACAGCAACCACAAAACATATCATAAATACCGTAAATAATAAAATTAAACTCTTCATAACAACCCTTAATTAATTACCATGCCTCCTGTTATCCCTAAATTTTCCATTGTTGCGGTTGCGGCCACTGTAGTCGTTGAAGATGAAGTGGAAGAAGAAGAAGAGGTCGTAGTTTCCCCAGATCCTTCAATCCAACTTGGATCACCGTCGTCGGTATCATCGAGCCACCCTGTGTCTGTAAGATTATTCAATAAACCTGCAACCCACCCATTATCATCAGGTTTTGTCGCGCCCACAAAAGATGGAATAGTCACAGTTGCCCTGAAAGGATGATTGCCACCGACACCCCCATCCGCGATAGTGTCCGCCCCTTCCAGCACATGTGCCCCTCTAGTCCGATATTCATCCGCTCCAGTAGTCCCCTCATACAATAAATCTTCAGCATTATAGGCGTTTGTATATTGAACTCTTGGAGTATGGGTTAATTCTTGCGCTTCAAATTCCGCTACTGTATAACTAACCCCTTTCATCCTGAACACATCCGCATCGTCAGGTCTATAGAAATAATTATCCGTATTATAATAGTTAGAAACATCATGGGAAGTTGGTCCGCAATTCCCCTCAGTACCATCAGGAAGAATAGCAAAAGAATCCGCATTACACCAACCCCAATAACTCTCTCCACTATCAATAATGTTATTATAATCATACCCCCAATGCACAGTTGATTCCCACGACCATGACTTATACTTATATCGAATGATCGCTAACTGGGTTGGATTTATGATGGTATTGTTATAAACGCAGACCTTATACATATGCGGTTGCGGCTCATATTGAACTGCAATTCCCCTTGGAAACCCGGAAATAATATTCTGATAAACCTGACTAAAATCCTGGTGCGCTCCTATAGCATAGACCCTGCCATCTTCAAAGATATTGTGATGAATTCGATTACCGTACTCATCATTAGTATCATCATAGCCATGGCCTCCGGTTGGGTTCCTGCCTGTAAGGAATTGCAGGCTTTTGTCTTTATACCCGACGCTACTCCCTTTGATATAGTTGTATCGAATCTCATTATTCATGTTGCTTTGATTAGAGGAATCTTCTTCCCACCCATTCTCTCCGACATCAGCATGATTATAGTCGGCATAGATAATGATATTGGCTGGATTGTTGTCAGTCCCAGTAGTCATTCCGTTATTATTAATATAGCAATATTCAACAATGGAATCCTGCCAATGCTGTCCCTTTAAGCCTCCCGGATTGTTCCCAGAATAGGTACAATAATTATCGTGTATGTAGCAAAACCTAAACCAGAAAGGCCCGCCATTGCCCCAAAATGCAGCCGCCCACTGATTATCAGTACTTCTGCCGTTCTTTAATTCTAACCGCTCAAACTTCCAAAACTTGATATCACTCGTAGTTGAATAATCATACACTCCTAATCCTAATAAAATACCTTTTGCTTCCCCAACCGCGCAGTAATTATCGCAACTGTTAGTTCCGTCAATAATGGCCCACTCCCCCTCATAAGAGCAGAGCTTGTTGAAGTTTCCGGCGGTCCAGGCCGATCCGTTCTTAGAGGTCGGGATACAAATACCATTAGCCGGTTGATAAGTATCACCACGCAGTTTGATAATATCCCCGGCAGTCATTGCAGTGATCGCCTCTTGAATAGTATCATAAGCATCGCCATCCGAACCGGAACAGTTCCGGGAAGCAATGGAATAATTCCCAGAGCAATCAGCCGGGATATCTAAATCTACGTAGATGGTTGCGGAAAATACTATCGAAGGAATGAATAAGAGAAAGAGAAATATAAAATAGAACATACAATCACCCGGGTTGGTAGGTTCTTTTCCAAAGTTGCTGATCTTGATCATTCAAACAAACTATAGTAGGAACACTATCGATGCTATAATATGACGCCTCTGCAAGTCCCTCTGCGGATTCTATATCATATACTTTACAATTCTCAAATTGGCTGACCAGCCCATCACATTTACTTCATCCCGGTTTTGTGAATACTTTGTATGTTTGCATAATTACCTCATACTAATTAAAAAAACACTCAGCCCCACCACAACACTTGCTAAAAGAGTAATCACATTTGAAGTAAACCAGGAAGGTTTGGCCTGTAGGGATACCTGAACCTCTTCTGTTAACTTATCAAGTTTCTTCGGCAACGGAGCTACTAAGGTAGAAAAGTGCTCCACCTGTTTAATCAATTCTCCATGATCCACACAATGTTGAGAAGGCCAAAATGTTCCACTCGGTTTTTCCGTCTCCATCCCATCAGTCGGGCACATACCACCTCCACTATAATTTTTTAAACCGAATCCAACGCTCCACTAATCTATCAATTAAACTGTTAATCAACTTTTTACCAAAAACAATTTTCCCAATTTTAACTATTGCCGGAGCAATTTTAGGAAGCAAAGCAAAAATCCTAGCTACCATTTTCTATTCCTCTGCGGTGGTAAATAAAAAAAGCCACAGCCTCACTCTTGCAAAAGCATACCAGTGCCATCGAATTCTCCGGATTCTTTTACAAAAAAATACTCACGTTTGTTTACCTTCAATTTTGTAAAACATTGTGACACGGAGACTTCTATCGTATTTCCTGTAACTAAATCCTTGTACTTAAATGGTTGAATTATTGCTACCATCTTCGCTTCCCTCCCTCTGCTGTATCAATATGGAATCCCCAATCATATTGATGAAACCCCGCAGGCCAGGTGTCTCTTAAATCTAACCAAAGATGTTCGTGTAAATCAACTTGATCGATCATCTCATTTCTGTCTAATATCTCAAAATCCACTGCACAAGGAGTATCCCCGCCTGAACGAAATCTATGATAAGAATTCCAATTCACAGGTAATTCTTGCTCTTCATAAATCTGTTTATGCCTTTCATCACAACTCCACCCACGATGTACCACCATTTGAATAGAATCAGTTTCAAACTCCCCATTTATCTTGGCCCTAATTGCTTCCATTGCCCATAGAACAGGTAACATTCTATTCTTAATTAACTCAAAATTATAGTTATCATGAGAAGAACAATCCTTTCCGTTGCAGAATATCTCATATCTTTTAAAGTTAGGAGTTATTATCATTTTACTTTAATCATCCCATCGGGAACCGGAACCTCATTTCCCGTATGAATCTCTTCCCCGATTCTCTGATTTTTATTCCCGGTTTTTACTTCCACAGAGGGCAAGGATAAACCCAGCCGGTATTTATTCACTCCGGTTGGGGCAGTGGTCATAGACAAAGTGCAGCCGCCACAAAACATAAAACAAATTAAAGCTATTAAATATCGCATCCTAATCTCCTTATATTCCAAGTTTAACTGCTAATACTAAAAAGTCTAAATCTCCTGAAAGAGCCGCAGTTTTAGTCCAAGTCAAGGTAAAACCATCAGCATCAAAAGATTTCAATACTGCCTGATGATATTTATTCCCCGATTCATAACTAATACAAAAATCGGCAGATGTTTTCCAAACAACACTAGGAACAACTGTATCCGTGTAGACACATCCTTCCTCCCCAACACCACTAGAAAAACCAAACGACCCATTTTGATCTGCACTGCCTACGCTCCCGCTCCTGCTTATAAGAAGGATAAGATCCGGTTTAAATCCATACCCAGTATAAGCAACATCTCCATTTGCAGCACTTAAATCTCTAGTCTCTGTATCTACCTTAACCCCTGAACTGGCAGTGTGTATGCAGGCAGAAGTATCTGAATCACTCCAACCATGTTCTTGACCTATCGCTGCTTTTAGATGATCAAAATTTGCTTTAATTAACACGATTAAAGCATTCTTTAGCTCATCGCTGCCTATTGGCTGTCCACTATAAAACGTCATATTACTACCTCCTAAATGGATGTGCGGTTGTCGCGCCTTCCGGGATAGATGTTTCTCTTAACCTGGTTTCAGGATGATACCCCATAGGCGTTGGAGCAGACGCCCCAACATAATTATCCGCTGTAAAAGCATCATCAAGAAATGAGTTTCCTAATGAAAAATGAAATTCCGCATCCTTTTTATATTTCTCTCCGAAACTGGCAAATCCATACCCGAGCGCATATTCAATAATAACATCATCAACTAAATCCTCCCCAAAATCCGGCGATGAACCATCCCCCGCAAGCTCTGCGGGCCACATCTCCAAAATACAATATAATGTGTATGCCTCTCCCGGAGTAGGAATAAACCGGAGCGATTTATTCATAACCGTGTAATAGATAGGTTCTCCCGAAGCATCTCCGGCCGGGTTGGGAAAGTTTTGCATTATATACAAGGGGGACTTATACGCTACTTCCCAAGAATTAGATCCATCTATAATCCTAACACTATACGTCGTTTTAGTGTTTGTCGGCAAAGCGATAGGAGTAGTGCTGTCTGCGACTGTGGCTAAAGCAGTATTCTCCACAATCAGTTCTCTGAACTTCCTTTTCCTTGTAACCATGCGCATCGCCCGTTGTAGCCACTTATACACAAGATTATAGCCATTTACGGTGATAGTCTCATCACTGGCTTGTCTTCCTCCCAACCCTGCCAGTATTTCTGCTTCAAATTCTTCCCGGGTCATGCGTCCACCTGAGTCCAGGCCGTTGCGCCGTCAGTACTGATATACCAGTTATTGTTAGTTGTATCATAACAAAACTGCCCCTGGAAATCAGCAGTAACCGCGCCATCAGGACTCCCGGCATATTTAACAATCTTGCTTAAAAAATCCGATTGCCCTTGCCAAATAGCGTTTATTGCTTCTTGTTTTAACGACATTATAACCTCTCATTCATTAAACATTACACCAGCATATTTGAGAAACGGTTTACTACAATTATTATTCCACTTCTCACCATTATTATACATATGCTGCCGTTCCCAAAGTTTGAACCCTACTGTTTTTTCATCAATATCCCCATGCCTTACAATACTTTCCGTATCACACCACAAAGAGATGCCCTTTTCAAAACACCTATCCGCAAACCATGTGTCTGTGGCTCCAATGCTCCCATAAAAGAACCACGGCTTTTTAATCTTCTCAAAAACCCTCATTTTAATCAATGTGTATTGGAAGGGCACTAAATCCACCTTCTTAAACCCACACCCGGACTCAACCACTTTAACATGCATATAAGGTTTCTTGTCCCACTTCCGAGTTCGATCCTCTTTCATGTGGATGTTAGGGGCAAATGGGAAATGCCGGGAGTATGCATACGCCCCGACGACATCCTCATTGCAAGTCAACATCCTTTCCAAGGCATCATTTGGGACAAAAGTGGTGTCGTCCTCTATAAAAAGAACATGCGTGCAGTTTTGTTTCCTTGCCTCATTCACAATATTCTTCTGGGCTGTGTGCAAGAGCACCCTATCTTCAAAATGCACCACCAATTCCATCCCAGATTGGTAGGCCCCCTTCACCGTAGATAGGATGCTCTGCACAAAACCAACATTAAAATTTAAAACACAAGCGCCTAGAAGAATTTTCACGGGCTTATCATTAACCATACTTCCTTATACTCCCCACTCACTCCGGTTTCCTGAATAATAGCAATAGGAGCAATCTGCCCGTCTGTTGCCATTATATTAAGTGCGCCTGCAGTTGTTCCATAAGTCAACCCTGTGCCAATAGCAGGAGTTCCCGCTATAAGGCAAGATACCGGCCCCCAGGTCTGACACCAAAAATAATAACTTGCAGCAACAACAACTCTGGATACTCCAACCGGATAACCTGTAGCAGTAGTTGGATTTACAATAACTGCATCATAAGGAGATTTTATCAATGCTACCTGGCTGGCTGTAGTTAATGCAATCTGTAACTCATCCCGCAAAGTAATTACACAAGTAGCCCCCGTAGCCGCAGCCGGATGGCTATCAATGTAATACTCATACCCCTCAGTAGTTGTAGCAGCCCCCGCGTCATTAACCTGCAATTTCCCGCCTTTATACATATTCGCGGTAATTGCAGTAGTAGCACCGTTTGTCACGGTAACAGACTTGGTACCAACAGCAGCCGCGGCCACCGCCAAATTAACTGCATGATCATCCGCAGAATCAGCATTCTGCAACAGCACATTATTGTCAAGAGCAGTCGCCCCGTTCCTCATAAATTTAAAAACGCTTCCGTCGCTTAAAAACTTCCTAGTTCCTAATGGAGCTTTCTCTGTCTCATAAGTATCATGCCAGGGTGTCCTCCCCCCAATAGGAATATGTCCATCCATGCCAACAATTAAATTATCCATACTTTATCACCTCCTTTATTCTGTAATCCCAGTTAGCACACCTAAGCCCCTGCTTCTCTCTGTAACCAGATTGAGAGTACAACAGAGTTGCTGCGCTCTAGTGTTCGGCTGGTTGACACGTTCTTTCCAAGGCGTTGGCGTGAAGTCATAATTTGGATCAATCATTAAATACATATTGTCCAAATTTAAAAGATAGTTCCTCCCGGACGGACACTGAGGAGAAAAATGAATTGGACATCCCAAAAACTCAATATTCCTAAACTTAACATCCCCGGTCTTTAACTGATTAACAATCCGAAACTTCTCTTCCATCTCCCTCTGATATAACTCAAATCCCGTCTGTGTAGTTATCATCATGGTAGGCTCGAACATAAACTTGCCTTCAGAGATAGTATTAAAAAGATTTGTCGTATCATTAATAATATTAACGGAAGATGGAGTAGATGTGGCCTTATAATGATTACCCCACCAAGTTTCCGTCCCCCGGTCATATCCGGATGGATATGTGTTGGTGCTCTTCCCACTTGTCCCCGTATGATAAACTGCATCCGGCAGCCCATACATCGCCAACCCGCTTTGCGCTGTAAAAAGAGACTCTTCAAAATCGTCAATCATAGAGAGTTTTGTAGTTTTGACTTTGCTCTCTATTGCATTTCTTATAGCGGCCTTCCCGCTATTCCTCTGGTCGTTCATCCATTTTCTTGTAATGTTTATTGCATAGTATCCCCAAGGATACCTGACCATCGTATCCGGATCAAAATCTTCCAAAGATACTGTCCCATCCTCATCCAACCAAGCTCCGGTTGGATTTTTCCCTTTAACCACAGGGATATCTAAATACCTCCCACCTGTCCACTTAACTATACCGCCTTTACTTTTTAACTGGTGGTAGAAAGGAGTGGCGTCAAAGATATTATCCACCATCTCCTTTTTCTGATTTGTTAAAGTGTGAGTATATAGAGTATCCACTGCTTCTGTAAATGTAATACTCATGGCTTCTCCCTACAAATTATGTTCATGTTATTGACTTCCCATGCCTGCTTCTTTCCAGGCTTCATTGAATCCTTCATCAAACGACATATCTTTCGGAGGCTCTTTCCCAACAAAACTTCCAAATGGTTTTTCACCTCCAACATTTCCTTCTAATTCTCCCATTCGCTCTTTAAGTGAGCTCATCTCTTTCTTTGATTCTTCAAGATCGCTTAGTGCAAGGCGCCCTTTCGCAAGCTCCACCACATCAGTCAATTTCCAATCCTTCTTTCCAGCCTCTTTAGAAATCTTATATGCTTCTGGTCTGATTCTTTTGTTGAAATCAGGATCAGCATTAGACATCTGCTGCACTTCCATTTTTTCAAACTTACCATTAACTCCAGCCTCCAGATTCCCCAACCGCTCTTCTATTAATTGAGAAATCGAGGCCATTAATTCTTCCTTCTCGTTTCCTTGTTTTGCAGGTGCTTTTTCTCCCTCTGCGGAGGCAGATGTTTTTTCCCCTTCCGCGGGAAGAACACTCTGCATAACACTATTGAATTCAGACATTTCCGCCTGAGATGTCTCCATCGCGCTTATTTTAGTTGCCATATCGCTGACAACACCTTGTAAATTTCCAATATTCTCAAATAGTTTTTTTTCTTGTTCTTCTGTCACTGAGTCCTCCTTTGTAACCCGCAGCCCCATCATACCTGATATCATTGGGTACCCCCGGATTACTAATGCCGTCTAAAAATTCCGGCCAAGGCTTGTTAGTAGGCGTCCACCGCTTATAACATTCCCGTGCCAATTCTTCTTTTGTTCTAGCAAATATGGGCTTAGAAGCAATATTATGCCACCACCCAACAGGGAAAAAGTTTAACGCATTCTTTGTAATCACTTTTTTTGCAAGTCTATTACAAACCGGACATGCAGAGGTTTTTCGCTCCTCTATATTGTTAAACGCTTCAAATTTCTTCCCACATCCACACTCATATTCATATAACACAACAAACTCCTTATTGCATCTGCATTTGTGCATTCCCTTTTTTTCGCATCTCAGGAAAAGCTCCAGCAAACTGCTCCATTCCCATCGGTTTCTCTTCACTCCCCCCAACTCCTTCTCTCGGTTGAAACTGAGAAAAATTAAGCCAGCTAAACTGCGTAAGGATCATCTTTCTGACCTGCATTCCCGCTTCTGGATACATCTGTTGAAACATGGGGTCTTGCCCCATCATTTGAAGCAAAGCCTGCGCTTCAGCGAGTTTTGTCTCTCTAGTTACCGGAGTCATATCATCTACTGCGACATTGACAAGGTATTCACTTTTTAACTGTGTTCCCTTAAATTCAACCCAATACCCCACCAGATCAGGCCCTACCACGTATTCTACCTGCTTATCCGTCCAATGCCTGAAAATAAGCTCATTCTCTTTAGCAATTATCCGTTCAATGAACCTTCCCATCTTCTCCCGTTTCTTTCTATCTCTCCCGGAAGCATTATCCGTAACAGTCTGCACCTCGAATTTGGTTGTATGAGAACGCGGGGCATTTTCTCCCATATACATCTTGCTTTTCCCGGTAAGCTCCCTCACATCTTCTCTGAGGTCTGCTTTCACAGGGGTTAGATCGTGGGGAATGGCTGGCTGGAATGTCTGGATTAAATCATTAACATTCGTCCCCAAGGATTTTTCAATTTCAATACCAACAACCGGCTCCGGCCCCATCATCTTTTTCATTTCACCTTCTTCAATCACGCCTTTAAGATAGAGAAACCGGAGCAGCCCGACTTTCCTGAACGCCGACCGTTGAGAGATAATCTCATTAATCTCTTTTTGAAACCCCTCATAATACCTAACTTCAGGAATACCCCACATCCACTGCGGGTCTTTAATAAATTGGATTGTCTCTGCCGGCAGTCCTAAAGAAGTTTGAAGAGTATCTGCCTCTTTTCTGAGAAACTGGGTACCACCCTCTGCAAACACAAACAGATTTCCCGATCGTAGATCATGAATCTGCCAAATAAAAACCGGCGACAACTCGTCAGGATATTTACCCTCTGTATTAGTAGTCATTGAAGCGTTAAGTTCCGCTTTGCCTTTAGCGCTATATTTTTTTTCTTCTTTGGCATCCTGCAAGGCCCGCACCGACCGAAAAGCTACCCAAGGCGCCCCACTAAACCTGTTAGTCCCCCAAGGAACGACAAAGTCCTCCGGCATACACCTAAGCGCCCAGGGCATTCCTTTTTTTATTGTTGATTCATACTCGATCTTCTCTGAGTGGCTTCCGAACCTAGTGGATGTTTCCCCAGTTTTCAACGAATACCCAAACTGGCTATCATACCCCATAACCATGCACCCAATACCGCAAGTAGGAATATCAACCAGGATATCTTCACACTCTTCTCCTAGATTCTGTTGCTTCACTAACCGGTTATCTATCGCCTCAAGCACATAAGCAAACGGTTCATAACCGCTCCGAATAGGAGAAACAGAAATATGAGGGAAGGAGTAAAGCACTGCCGGAGCTTCAGCCGCGATAGAGGAGTAGACTAGATTATATTTCAGTTCCTCCGGGAAGTTATGCCTGTAGTAGTCCCTGTATTCCTTCCACTTCGCTTCCGCACCGTAGGTTTTCCGGTAGTCCTTTCCTCTCTTAATTTCGTTCTCCCAATGCTCAAACTCGTTCATTCTAACGTCCCCACACCTAATAAGAAATCAGTACTTTCAAAAAGCCATTTTTTTTCTGGCAAAGAAAGCCTACCCAAAAGATACAACCGATAATATTCTCTACGGTCAGCCCATTCGGTTATCGTTGGATAAACTTTTTTAGGCTTTTTATCCAATTTAATTTCATCCGCCCACGGAGAAGAATCGTTCATACTAATAGCCCCCGCCGGCAATTAATTTAAAGGGTCTTGTTTTCTGACCTTCTTTGCTCTGCATAATCCTGTTCTGGATGTCCTTTAAGGTATTCTCTTTGACATATGTTCCTTTTACCACAGACTGGGAGGTGGGCCAGGCATACTTCATTAGATAGCTCAAAGCATCCACCATGTCCTTATATCTGTATGCCGGATATCCGATTAATTGCTTGTGCAATTCTTCGTTCTCCATGTCCGGGCGAAGAAAAACTTTCTTGCTTCCGAAAGGAGCGGCAAGAGATTCAATGCGCATGGACTTAGTCTCTTTTCCTTCCGGCCTCATAGGAGTAATAAAGAACCAGTGCTTCCTCTCATCCATCTCTTTATAGACCAGATAAGAGAGAGCTTTCTGAAATCCAATCTCTTCCACGCCGGTAAACGTCGGAGAATGCGCCATATGCATAGAGAAAATAGTGCCAACCAGAGACTGCTTTTCCGGATGTATAAGGGGATAAAATCCAAAGGAGTAATCCAGTACATACCAGTTAAAATCTTCATCCACCCCAACCACCATCACAACCCGTTGACAAGCAAGATTTCCCTCTGAAATAGCCGGATCCACCAAGAGGAACTTGCGCAACGCCGCCCCTTCCGGCGGGTCTTTAAACTGCATCCAGTCTTTTTGAAAAACAGACACGCCGCTTGGTAGTGGATCGTTTTCGAACTGAGCGGAAAAAGTATGCAGCCCTTTGACTGTTTTTAACTCCTCCAACTTTTCCATGGAATAGATTTCAGGGAAAGTAGACTCGGTGCGATCTCCGTTATAACAGGAAAGAGAGAAAGAAGGGAATTGTTGATTATCCATTACCCAGGAGATAACATCATAATACGACCACCTTGTAGCGTTATGTATGCAGTTGAATCCACCCTTTACACCGAGAGAACCATACAGCAGCTTATACCAATCAATTACTTTGTCCATCTGAGAGATTGAAGCGATGTGATCTTCATTCACCAGATCATCAAAGAAGATAGTAGTGTAGTGCCTTCCAACTACTGTTCCCTCAACTCCAATAGCCTCAAACGTAGCCTCCGGGAAAGGAACAGGCCGATTCAATTCAACCGCGGAGTCGCTCCATTTAACCCGTTTGTAATTAGTAGGAATCAGTTCCGGGAAGAGTTCCTGGATATATCTATTGGTTTTAAAGGTCATTCCAATGCGTCTTACGAACTTCTCGGCAAGGGTAGCAGTCGCATTAGCTATTAATATTCTTTCCAATGGATCATTTAATGCGAGTTGAATAGACCTGCCGATAGTCCCGACTGAGGACTTAAAATACCCACGGGGCATCATGTTAATAGAAGCTTTTGGATGAGATTCTATGTGATCACAAAAAGGACGGTGAACGGAAGGTGTTGTGTCTGTGAATCCAAGAAAGGAATGAGAAAGAAAATAAAGATCCAGCTTGCAGAGATTACGAAGAGAAGCATTCAATTCTTCTTTTTTTTTAATGCAACCCCTCATCTCTTGACGATAATGAAGCTTTGCATCAAAAGGCATTAAGTTGAAATTGCCTTTCCAATCGTTCTCTAACTCCTTATGAGCTTCACTCATTCTTCCTCTAACCCTTCATTTATCATAATAACTTGTCGCTGATCGATCACAATAGGAGCAACCGTTGGTTGTGCTTTTGAGTAATCAGACTTCTCTATAACTTCTTTACAAGCCTTTATTGAAATGTTTGGGTCTTTATCGTCTGTGTGAGAGACTATCTTGTCAGCAGCGGCAGGCGCGGCATCATTAAAAATCTTTGCGATCTTATTAGCTGTGTTCTGAATGGTGGTCTTGGCAGTTGATTGAATCGATTCTAATTCAGCTTTAAACAGTGGGGAGTTTACCATTAACGAAACTGTCCTGGTGGAGAGATTCATCTCCTTGGCAATCTTCACCTGAGTCTTACCCTTGAGTACTTCCATCATAACTATTCGGTCTTTGAGTTTTAATGCCATAGCACCAGTTATATACAAGATCAACAACTACCTTGTCAAGTCCTTTTTGTTGGGATATGAACATTTGTAAAATTTTGTTTACGTTAGGGGAGGGAGGGTTCGTTTTTATAGGACCCCCTCTGGGGGGTTTTATCTGTGGAACAAGGGAGGGGGGGGGGTACCTCATTTATTCCTGAAAGTAATAGTTACTGTTATCGTTAATAGGATAGGGAGGAAAGGGTTGTCTTTCGTGCGCGCCGGAGGCCGAAGGCCGAAGGCAGTGGGTTCCAGGCGTGGGTAGGTAGAGGGTATCTCTCATCTCTCATTCTTTGCGTAAGCTCCTCTTATCATCCATGTTGTGCTCAGGCTTCCATGCTTCTTCGTGGTGAGGCTTCGCCTCCTCACTGCTGCCCTTACCTTACCATTTTTACTAGATAGAAACTGCTTGTAACAACGTCCTAAAATAATCATTCCTTTACTTTCAAGTACTTACAAGAAAAGCATCAGAACCTTCCAATGTTACAGACTGCCGTCAGTACAAACTTGAACAACTATGTCCTTTTCCCTTGACATTCTGTTCAGATATGTTACACTTTGAACATCTTAGGGAAGAAGAGCTTAATCAAACAAAAAGGAGAGACAAAATGGACGTACTAACAAAAGAAAACGCTTCAAGAGTATCCACTGTAACAGCCAGAGATCACCCCGATTGGGGACCACGTAGATTTAACCATAACTCTGTGCAGCTATGTGATGGAGATAAGGCGAGTTCATTTGGTTCGGGTTCAAACAGTGCCATTATTTTTGAAAAAGAATTCAAGTTCTGGTTTGTCGCATCTTATAAAGAATCATGAGCATTAACTGCAAAAAAAAGAGACGAACCAGGTAGAAGATTACCTTAATAAAGGCTTTACTCTTCTATTCTTAATAACTTCTTTTCCATTTATATTCTACTATCTAAAGATAGTAGTAGGGCCCTTGTAAGTACCTGATTTTTAAGTTAAGTCGTTGATTTATAAAGCGTTTGCCTGTGGATAAACCTGTGGAAAACTTTTGTGGAAAACCTGTGGAAAAGTCTGGAAGCCACTAATAAACAAAGCGAATTTTCAAGAATGTTCAACTATGTTCAAACTGTGGATAACTTTTGTGGAAAACCTTAAAAACACCAAAAGCAAACGTCTCCCTTGTTCAACTATGTTCAAACTGTGGATAAACCTGTTGATAACTCATCTAAACCACTAATAAACAAAGCGAATTTTCAAGAGCAAAAATGTTGATAACCTGTGGATAAGTCACATAAGAGAAAAGAAAGGAAAAAAATGGAGGGGACTACTCAACTAGAAAAACTGGGATTAAGTACCGGGCAACTTGCACAACATTGCAAACACATTCTTTTACAAAAAGACAAACATCTGGAAGAGCATGTAACGGAAGCAAGGGAATTAATGCTTCAATTTTTAATAGCTGAGATAGAGAAAGCTTTTGTGGAGTGCAAGGGCTGTACCGGGTAAAGCATAAAAATTTTCATTCAAATTATTAGAGAAAACAACTTGTTTAAAATGAAATATTTTTCTACTTTCTAAGTCAAAAGAGACAACATTTAATGGAAAAAAAGAGAGGTGAAACATGAAAAGACAGTTGAGAGATTACGCGCTAGGAGCAAAGAGCATAAGGAAAGAATTGAAAGCAGCATTTCCTGACATTAAATTCTCTGTGCGCTCAAAAGGGTATGCCGGAGGTTGCAGTATAACCATTGATTGGATCGAAGGGCCAACCGAAGAAGCAGTAGAGAAGATAACTAACAAGTATGAGCAGGGATCTTTCGACGGGATGATAGATCTATACACATACGATACAGACAGAGAATTTACCGACAAAAACGGTGGTGCAAAGTATGTATTTACTCATCGAAAATATAAAGCTGAAACCGAAGAAGCTCTTGGACGGAAGCTTTGCAAAGAGAACGGCGTAGAATATAACGGTGAAAACACTGGGCATCTTCATGGCGAACAAGACCGCCAGTTTTTATATCACCATGTCAGGAGAGAGCTCAACAAAACATCTTTTAAGACTAACTGAAAGGGAGGAAAAAAATGGACAAAATAGAGATCTTAAGAATGAAACATGGAACAAAAAACAAATGGGATAATATTGCAAGAAAACTACGTTTTATTGAGAAAGACATCGCTACTTGCTGCGGTTATTGTATGGCATATAAAAAAGCATCTTTAACTAAAAAACATCCCTGCTGTCATTGCCCACTATATAAAAGTAGATCTTGTAGCACGAAAGCGGAAGACAATTCCGTTTTCACTCAAGCTCTGAATACGATTAAAAAGCTAGAAGGTCTTACAAAAATAATTCGGGAAGATATAAAGGCAGACATTGAAGGTTCAATCTGGGAAAAGGGGGAAATAAAGAGCATGGAGCCAAACAAAGACAATGCCACTACTTTAATATAAACCAACTAAAAGGGGACTGAGATGGATAACAAAAACATTTTAGAGAAAAAAAACGAACTGATGAAAAGGTGGAGAAAGATAACAGATCTACTTGATAAAGCAGAAGAGTTGATTAAGTCAGAAGAAAAAGAAGACACTCTTTACTGTGATTTATATTATGACAAAGAGAGCGAGTCTTGCGATGAATGTCCTTTATATGAAGCAGGGATTTGCGCGAGAGAAAAGACGTTGCGCGGGATTAGCTGGGTAGCTGTAGATCCTATTATTGCGAGAGTGAAAACATCAGTTTGTGAGGCACGACAGAACGCGGGTCAAATATTTTCAACAATCTATGGAGATGTTTGGGGGGAAAATGAATAAAGACTACATTCTAAAAAAGAAAAAAGAAGCATATGAAAAATGGAACGATGTAGTAAAAAAGTTAGCAGAACTAGAAAGTTTTGTCGGTGGAGAATGCGGCTACTGCGAATTGTATAAGAAGCGAGACTGCGGCGGGATTGTTATATGTGATGATTGTCCATTATACAAAGAAACTTGTAGCACCGACTACAGACATAATTCTCTTCTTACTCAATTTGTGAATTCTTTTTACGGGACAGCTGGGCTTGCTTGTAAAATAAAGTATAAACTGCTGATTGATGTTGATGCCGCCGAAACGCTCGACGAACTGCATGAAAACAAAAAGAAGGAAGCCCATGAACATGATCCGGATAGAGAGATAACCTACGGATACCTGGTTGACAAAGACGTAACCGAAGACACAAAAGGAGAAGAAAATCATGGAAACACCGAATAAAGAAAAGATTTTAAAACAGAAAATTGAATACGCACAAAGATGGGATGATATGTTGAATGGGTTGAAGCATGTAGAAAATGAGGCTAGGGGGAAACGGTGTTGTTACTGTAATATTTATAGATCCGGCCTAAATAGTACTTGCTCCGATTGCCCTTTATTCCCAAAACTTTGCAATCTAAAGAAAGGAACCCCCTCTA